GGCAGTTGTGAGCTCATTTTGATGTCAAAAGAACAAGTTACGCAGTTAGTTGATGGTCAATTTGATTGGTCATTACTCGAATTTGACAAGGAACTGTACGAATACGTTTTAGGCCAGTCTCTTGTCACTTTCATCGGCGGTCATGTCTTAGGCCGCGTACTTAAATACTTTGGAAAATAATAGGAAAAACAGCATGAAATACATGAATCAAGTACAGAGCTTCTTCACTAACAAGTACACACAAGCGGGTGTGGCAATGTCGCTTTCTGTTCCGGCTTTTGCAGAAGGTAACGCTAACGTTGAAGCGATTAACGGTGCTATCGATGGTGGTAAACAGATGGTGTCTTTGACCACTTCTGGCGTTATCGGTATCGCGGCTCTTGGCTTCGGCTTGGGGATGGTTGTTGCGTGGCTACGTAAATAATGATCCTCTCTATCGCTTTGGCCTCGTTAATATCTCTATCCTTTTTATACGGGGTCTATACAGGCGTTATATCTGGTTAAGGGGAGCTTCAAGCTCCCTTTTTTCTTCTCAGTAATAAGGTGATTCCATGCGTTTTGTAGCTCCCTTCTTATTACTTCTTTCACCACTGGCCTTTGCTGATGAATGCCCTGACGGTGAGCAAATGTATCAAGGCCAATGCCGCACCACTTGTGAAATCTTGGCTCAAGACTCAAGCCCTAGGGGTATGCGTTGGGATGGTACGGTTTGGGGTGATGCGCCCACTGGTTATTGTCGTGGCTCTGGCTCATCGGGTTGTGAACTTCGCCGTACAGGGGTAACCATTCAAGTTGATGGTTCTATCTTCTGGCAAGGTGACTTTAAATACACAGGGGCATCTTGTTCTGGTGTTGGCGAATATACCGGTGATTCTCCTTGGACTGAGCCTGATGATGGTAACTCTGATGGTGGTTCAGATAATGGTTCTGGTGGTGACACTGGAACCGATACTGATGACGGGTCTGATGGTAATACAGATGGTGGTGATGACCTCGACCATGGTGGCGGTGGCAATGGCGGTAACTCAGGTGCCGCTTACCCAGATAGCAATAGTCCCATCAACCACCTGCGTTCCATCCAAGAAAAACAGGTGATTTCTAACAACCTCTTAAACCGCAATACGAATGAAATCATCGAAATGAATGCCTCAGTGACGAACAGGTTGACGGATATCTATTCCCACTTGAGCACTGAGCAAGTCAGCACGAATAACTATCGAAACGAAATCAAGACGGGCGTTCGTGGTATTACGCATGAGTTCTATGAAACCAACTCTACGCTTAAAGACTTACTCGATACCATGAACTCGATTGACCGTAAGACATCCACTGGCTCTAGCAGCAATGTAGACCTTTCGCCTTTGATTGCCAGTGCCTCTGAAATTGAAAAGCACACATCGGGAACCTATTGGTTCTTGGACGCAATGCGTAAACAACTTGATTCAGTGGCTGACAATACTGGCGCGATTAAATACCAAGTCACGCCAGTCTTAGAAAACATCGAGCAACGCATGGCAAGTAGCTCCCAGAGCACTCGTATTTTCCGTGATGGTGTTCGTAGTGATACTCGCAGCATCAAAACCAACACCAATAACATTAAGAAAGAAGTCACCAACACAAAGAAAGCCGTTCAAGCGACGACCAAATCCGTGGATGCGGTTAAGACTGCCATTGAAGATCAAACCGCTTCTCTAGATACCATTCTAAGTCGAATTGAAGAAGCCATTGGAAGTGCTGATGGCTCTGGCTCCACTGGTGGGGATAACTCCGACGTGGTGAGCAAACTTGGCGAACTTCAAGGCACCACGGAACAACTCGGTAATCAACTTGGGCAATCATTGGATGGCATTGAAGATGCGATAAATGGACTCAATGATGGTGGTCAATTCCATGCTCCACCAACGGGCGATGGCTGGTCACATGGTACGGCAATTGGTGATGCAGTCGATGGCTTGATTGATGACATCGAGAAACTCAAAACGAATCTCAAGGACATGCAGTCCAAGTCCCCTATTAATCTCGGCCAAATGAGCTTCAACGACGGCAACTATTCCGGTGAAGCCTTCACGCTTTCACGCGCATCTTGGAATGTGGATGTGCGCTTTAACCTATTCAACACACTTGGCACGAACACAAGCACCATTCGCAACGTGATCATCTTTGCCGCTATGTTGATGGCCGCTTTCATCATCTTATCGTCAGGACGCAAAGGAAGTTAACATGGATTTCATCTACGAAGCCTTTCAATACATCGCAAATGTGTTTGGCTCTATCTCTGACTTCTTCACGTCTATTCCCGACTTAATATTGGAAGTCTTTACCTATGCTTGGTACTGGGGTATCAAACTTTATCTCTCCATCAAAATCTCTATGGTTGAGATGGCCTACGAAATCGCTTCAATGATACTGACGGATTACGAAGTCTATACGGTTCTTAACGCGGCGTTTAACAACCTAGCTCCGGACCTTAGACACGCCGCCTATCAACTTGGTGTTGTCGATGCCATTCGAATCGTTATCGATGGATTGGCTACCGCCTTTGTTCTTAGAATTATGGGGTGGTGATTATGGCTGTTATCTTTCGTCACGGCTCTAATGGTTCTTACAAGTCTGCCTATGCGACTTGGTTTGAAATCCTCCCTGCACTTCGTGAAGGACGCTTGGTTGTCACCAACATTGAAGGCTTACGCCCTAAAGAATCTATCGAGAAGATTCTTGGGGAAACCTTTCCGGCCAGTGCCAAGCTTATAAGGATCTTTACGCGATCAAGTGAAGGTGTTCACCTTTGGCAGAACTGGTTTAACTGGATGCCAACGGGTGCATTGGTTGTTATCGATGAGTGCCAGGACTTGTACTGTCCAGAAGCAGGTTTTAAACGTGAGAAGTTCTTAGCTCGTCCGTTCTCAGAGTTCGAAGACATCTTACCAAAGGGCTTTGGTGAGTTGTTTCATTCTCGTTGGCTACCCATTGACCCAGATTCGCTCGATGAGAGTGACTTAGACGATTGTGAGCGTACGCAACTGGACGAGAACAACCGTCTGCTCTACCCGTTCGATTTCTATGGCGCTTTCATGCGTCACCGTAAATACCAATGGGATGTGATTATGCTGACACCGGATTACAGTGCTATCCCAACATGGCTAAAAGGTTGTGCGGGTGAAGCCTATTCACATCGTTCTACGGATACCTTCTTCCGTAAGCGTAAGCCGCGTATCTATAACCATCGCCCTAAAGCAACTAAGACCGACCCGACGACCAAAGCTGACTACGCCAGCTGCAGCAGTAAGAAGATTCCGGTGGATGTGTTCGCCCTGTATCAATCTACAGGTACGGGCGGATTCAATGAAACTAAGTCAGATATCTCGATCTTAAAGTCGCCAAAGTTCCTTCTGGCCATGCTCATTGGTGTGTTGGCCATTCTAAAATTTTTCTGGGATTTGTATGTATTATCTAATAGTGATGTGGATTCGGCTCAAACAGTTCCTGCGCAAGTTGAAACTGCTTCAGCGTCCTCTTTACCTACTTCGCCTACTCTATCAATACCTCAAGCCGATACTGGTTTGGCTCGGTCGGACGCTTCTGGGTTGGATACTAGCAATGCTCATACTCAAGCTAGTCATACGGCTATTCCTCATGGTGTAAATCCATTCTTTGAAGTACTTCCAATGTACAACGATGCGAAGTCTTTCTATCTCACGGGTATAAACACAGTAGCTAACACGCATGATTATCTATTTCGCATCGATAGAGGTAGAGATACCTATTACTTGCGTTCACAGACGTTAACGAAGTTTGGATATGAGTTTGAGTTAATTGATGAATGCTTAGTGATGGTGAAATCCGACACCATCAACGCACTGCTAACTTGTCCACCAAGCATTAACTACGACGCGAACGAACCGGACAAAGAAATGCAGCTAACGGGTGTTCAAAGTGGTGTTGATATTTTCAACTTAAATGAGGGCTAACGTATGAATCGAAACAAAAGGTACGAACAACGCATGAAGCAAAACGGTTTTAAGAAGATAACGATTTGGGTGCCTTCTGATAAAGAGTCCGATGTAAAACAAGCTGCATCGGCCATGTGTGAAGATGAAAGCCTAACAATTGGCGTACTCAAGAATATAAACACGGGTCGCATGGTATCAATGCACTAAATAACACCTGTCACTGGTGACGCTGCCCCGCAGGGATAAGCAAAGCACGAAGTGCAAGCGAAGCACCAAGCCGCCCACGGAACCCAAATTTTGCATGAATAGTTAATCGGCGCGGTTAGCCTTCCCTTCCTAAATTGCTGACCACTCCCCACTTCCTGCCTAGCCAACCTTCCAGAGCCTAACAACGAGAGAGGTGCGTTTTGCTACTGCAACCCATCGAACTTTGCGTTAGGCTTCGTTTCTTATTTGTAGTCCTTGATCTCCATTCCAATTAGCCGTAGCTTCTTGTGCGCTAGGTTTTATATGTCAAGGATATGAAATGGCTAAGTTTTTAAATACAAGTGCTACAAACTACTACCTCGAAGAACTCATTAAAAATGCTTCAGAGAGACTGATTTTAATCAGCCCTTTTCTAAAGCTAAATGACCGCATCAAAGAACTGCTAGAAGACAAAGATCGTTTGAAGATTGATATCAGAATCGTCTATGGCAAAAGCGAGCTTCAACCTGATGAAATCAATTGGCTCAAGGGCTTATCTTTCGTGCGTACAAGTTTCTGTAAGAACCTCCACGCCAAGTGCTACATGAATGAAAGCTCATGTATCATTACGAGCTTAAACCTGTATGAGTTTAGTCAGGTAAACAACAATGAAATGGGTATCTTCATTGACCGTGACGAAGATGCCGAGATTTACAAAGACTCATACGAAGAAGCTCAACGTATTATTCGCATTAGTGATGAGGTTCGAATCTCACTCGAGAAAGTTCAAGCTGCCGCTGTTGAGACTGAGAGCAGCGAAGAATCAGATCCTGAACAAGACCAAAACAAGATCACTTCCTCCAAATTGGCTAAGAAGCACAAGCTTAAAACCGATGACTTCCTTAAGCTATGTGTAACCAAAGGCTATCTATCGTTTGATGATGGCAAGCATTCATTAACGGATGCGGGTAAATCTTCCGGTGGTGAGTTCAAATACAGTAAACGTTTCGGTCCCTACTTCATCTGGCCTGAATCATTAGAAGTTGTTTAACGTCATTGGCCTGTTCCGACCGCGAGAGTCGCGCAGACTAAGCAGCGAGCGCGGGAGGTAAAGGCCAAACCCCCGTATCTGTATTACGGGGGTAAATTCCACCTAATCTTGATAATTGGTATAACCATTATTATGCCGTAATTTTTTTACGGCTGTGTCTGAGTTTGTGCTACACTCGATGTCAAAGTAGTCAGAGAGAGTACAATCAAATGCTAGCTAAATTTTCTGTAAAGAACTTCCGGAACTTTGATGAATGGGTTGAGTTCAACTTCGAGACAGATAGAAGTTATGAATTCAATACGAATAATATTAGCGAAAACGGTCTCGTAAAACATTCCATGATTTACGGTGTTAATGGCTCTGGTAAGTCAAATTTAGGTTTAGCGATAATGGATCTTACTAGCCATACAAAAGATATTTTTGTATCACAGCACTTAAAATCAAACTACTTATGTGGATGTGTTGATGAAGAGATGGCCGAGTTTATATATGAGTTTAAATTCGGAGATGATAAAGTCGTATACAAGTACGGAAAAAAACAAGTATTAGTTACAGAATATGAATGTTTAACTATAAATGATAAGGACGTAGTTCTTTTTGATAGAAATAAAAGTTCCAATATTAAAGTTGACCTAGCTGGCACTGAGCATTTAAAAACAGATATTTCAACTTCTCTTATTTCAGCAATTAAATACATTAGCTCAAACTCCGTATTAGATGAAGATGATAAATATTCTACTTTGTTTTTAAAATTCATAGATTTTATATCTGGTATGATTTTCTTTAGAACATTAACTAGAGCTGCCGATTATCATGGTTTATCACTCGACACTCAAATGTCTATGTCTTCAGAGATAATTAAGAATAAAAGATTAAATGATTTTGAGAACTTTTTAAACGAATGTGGTGTTAAATGTAACTTGGTTGCTATAAAAGTAGGTGATGAAGATCGCATTGCCTTCGATTATGGTAATAAAACCGTAGAATTTACACTTGCGGCTTCAACTGGCACTTTATCATTAGGTGTTTTTTATTATTGGTGGATGAAAGTTGAATCAGGAGAGTTGAAGTTTGTTTACGTTGATGAGTTCGATGCTTACTACCATTATAAGCTTGCTAGAGCAATAGTTAGAAAGATGTCTAACACTCATGGTCAGACAGTGCTTACTACACATAACATATCTTTACTTTCTAATACTCTATTACGTCCAGATAGCTACTTTGTACTGCATGAAAACAAACAGTACCCATTTTACAAATTAGTTGATAAAGATCTAAGGCAAGCTCATAACTTAGAAAAAATTTACAAAGGACTAAAGTATGTCTTTTGAGTCTACTATATTGTGTGTATTCGAAGGTGCGATTCGCGAACCACGGTACTTTGACTCACTAAAGAAATGTTTTTTTAGTGAAGATAATATTTTTTACTGTTGTTACGGAAATGACTTATATGAATTGTTTGATTTACTCGATGAAGATGACGACTACAATGTATTTGACTTGATCAAAGAAAATAATACTATCGAATCAAACATGGAGTTATTTGACAATCATGAGGCTGACGATTTTAGTCAAGTATTCATGTTTTTCGACTTTGAATATCATGATGATAAATTTGACATCGAAAAAATCAAAAAGATGACGCAGCTGTTTGATGATGAAACCTTGCATGGAAAACTATTTATAAGTTATCCAATGATAGAGTCTATTCGGGATATTCCGTCATCAAGTTCATTCTTAGATCATAAGGTCGAGTTAGAAAATACAAGAGGAAAGGTGTATAAAAAATTATCGACAGCTGGTATTCCTGATTATCTTGACCCAAGAAAGATTAGTGATGAGAATTGGAAAGCGCTAGTGAGGCTATCGATTGAAAAGTCTAATTATATTACGAATGGAGATACTGAAAGCCTTTCTCTAGTAGAGCAAAGTGAAATCCTTAACGTACAAGCTTCAGAAATGGATAGCAACTCAATCTATGTTCTATGTTCTTTTCCTATGTTTGTTCATCACCAAAAAGGCGAGCAAATCGATTTATCTTCAGCATAAGATTAGACAAAGGCTCCTTTCGGAGCCTTTTTATTATACGATTTTCTTTAATGCCCTCGCATACCTAAGAATCTGGTGCGCAACTTCAATATCATTCGAGGCTCCTAACTCGAGCAAAGCGACTCCGATTAAAACTTGCTGTGCTGTCACCAACTGACCAGTCGGAAGCTCTAATCGATCATGCCTCATTACGAAGTTTTCCCAATCATCGCAGATGCTCAGTTCCCTGCCCTTGTTCATGCGCATCAGCCGTCTACACTCTGGCGGAATGGCTTTCCCCTTATCCCACTGTTTGATCGTCCTCACACTTTTCAAACAAAGTTCAGCAGCTTCTTCAACGGTTAAACCACATTCAAATTCACGAAAAATATAGTTTTTTGTCATTTCGTGATACTTCATTGAACTGTCCCTCAAAAGCGGGACATTTTATAAATAAGTGATATGCAACTGCATTAAACATAAGGGCCCATAATGCGCACTTAAGGGGTGATTGTTAACAACGACTAACTATTTGATTAAGCGTTTCATAAGTGTCTGATAGCCAGCCTGTAATTTTTAATTTTGTGAGTTTCCATAACTCAAGTTACTTGTACTATCTCTGACGATTGTTTTGTGCAATCTACGAAAAACGCCGAAATCCCCGACCGCCACATTATGAAGCGTTCTGTATCGGCAAAAACAACAAGAAAATTAATTTTAGTCAGTTATCCAATATGCGAGCGTTGTCATGTTTCACGAGTCATTCCGCACACTCTTTTGGCGAGAGTTTAAATCCATCAAGCAAGGCGCTGAATATTTTCACGTGTCCAAACCGACGATTACCCGTTGGCTTGATGGCACGGTTCCAATCAATCCAATGGCAGAAAAACTCATGCTGATTAAGTCGCTTGGTTACTTGCCTAATGATTTACGTTGGTCTGGTTTTCGTGTT